AATGAAGAGGAGCGAAAAAACATAATAAAGAATGTTAGAAGCGACTTTGAAAAAGGAATTCCTAGAAATGAAATAATGAAAAAATATGGAATATCTAGTACAAGCTATGTGAGGTATACAACAGACCTTTTTAACAAACATAAAGAAAAACTTGTAAAATTGTGCCTTGAAAAAAGGGCTGATGGTATGCAGGTTAAAGACATAGCTAAAGAACTAGGATTACATAGAACTACCGTCACAGAATATTGTAAAATGGTTCATGTTAATACCGAGAGTGCAGCAATCAACTGCATTTGTAACGACTAGCAGGTGAGCGTTAAGAGAGCAATAATCCTGCCACGAGCCCTCGACACATTAGAGCATCCGACAAGGGTGCTTTTTTAATGTGAAAATATAGTCTGAACTTATAGGAAACTATAAGAATTATCGGATAAAGAGCCGATAAGATAACAAATTGGAATACCACCAACACCCGACCACCGATTTTTACGACCTTGGACTTGGCTCAAACACAAAGGAGCCGATGCTCACGATAATAACCACAGCTGGCAAGGATTTAACATATCCCTGCTACACTCAAGAGTACGATTATTGTTCAAAGGTCTTAGATCCGGATGTAGATGTCAAGAATGACGAATACTTTATTGATATTTGCGAAGCCGACAAAGGCGACGACCCTGGAGCACTTGAGACTTGGCAAAAAGCAAACCCAATAAGAGCTTTTTACGACGAAGGCATTAAAAAGATAGCCGAAGATTATGAGATAGCGAAGCAGATACCCGAAAAAATGATTGCGTTCATGACTAAAGTACTCAATATTTGGGTATCGGCTGCAAACAACGGCTATATGGACATGAAAAAATGGAAGGCTTGCGAAGTCAAGGAGTTCCCTATCGACCTAAAGGGGCGACCGGTTTACGTCGGTTTTGATATGTCTTCAAAAATCGACCTTACATCGGTCGCTTTTATTGTGCCATTTCAGACCGATAAATTGGACAGTAGTGGCAAGAAGATAGTCTATTATGCCGTATGGACGCACAGCTTTATACCTACAGTGGACAAATTGAGAGAACACATCATAAAAGATAAGGTACCGTATGACGCTTGGGAGCGACTTGGATATTTGACACTGACAAATACGCCGATAGTCGACCAATCGACTGTAATGCAATATGTGATTGATGAGTGTGCGAAGTATCAACTTGATATCCAATGCTTATGTTTCGACCCTGCGAACGCCGCAAAATTAATGATGGACTTATCAGATGAAGGCTATACAGTCGAAGAAGTGTATCAGAGTCATAAGAGCCTTAATGAAAGCACTCAAGGGTTTAGAGAGCAGGTTTATTCGGGTAATGTGGTTTATTTGCATAACCCGCTTTTTAATTATGCGATGTCTAATGCAGTTGTAAGGACAAACAACGGACTTATTAAGATTGACAAGGATGCAACCACTAAACGAATAGACCCAGTGGATGCTACTTTGGGAGCTTTCAAATTGGCTTTATACCACGATTTTGAGTCGGAAAGCTACAACGATTATGTGGAGAATTTTTTGAAAGGAATGACGGGATAAAATGGGATTTTTTAACAGCTTGAAAAACTTTTTCATACCTGAGACGGCGGACACGGCAAGTGAAAAGCTCCTGCAGTGGCTGGGAATAGATGATGATGTTGCCACCCCGAAGGCACTTGCGGAGACCACGTACTTCACTTGCCTGAAGGTCTTATCTGAGACGATGGGCAAGATGCCGCTAAAGCTATATAAAGAAGATGCGACGGGCGGAAGAGTGAGGGCTGATGCTATGGATGTGCTGCTATACAGACCGAACAGCGTTATGACGCCGTCAACTTTTTGGAGCACGATGGAGGCGAATTGCCAGCACTATGGCAATGCTTACGCGTGGATCCAAAGAGATTACAGCAAAGGCTTAAAGACAGGCAAGATACAGACGAAAGCTTACTGGATTATGAAATCTGATTGCGTAACGGTGTACATGGATGATGCGGGCGTATTTGGTGACCGCGGAAGGCTGTATTATCAATATAGCAATCCGCAAAACGGCGAGACGGCTGTATTCAGACAAGAGGATGTATTGCATATAAAAAATTGGCTTTCGTGGGATGGCGTCATGGGGCTTTCGGTAAGAGAGATACTAAAAAGCACCATACAAGGTGCAGGATACTCACAAAGATATCTTGAAAAGCTGTATAAAAGCGGTCTGACGGCATCAAGCGTCCTACAGTACACGGGCGACCTTGACGAAAAATTAAGAACGCAATTACAGAAAAAGTATAACGAACTTCTAACAGGTGCGGAAAATGCGGGCAAAGTGGTGGCATTGCCAATCGGAATGAAGCTTGAGCCGCTTACTTACACGCTTGCGGATGCTCAGTATATGGAGCTTAAGAAGTACAGTGCTTTACAGATTGCGGCGGCGTTTGGGGTGAAGCCAAATCAGATAAATGATTATGAGAAGAGCAGCTACTCAAATTCAGAGTCGCAACAGCTTAGCTTTTTGATAGATACGATGATGTACAGACTCAATCAGTATGAGCAAGAAATCAATTATAAATGCTTGACTGATGAGCAGAGAGCAAAAGGATTTGTATACAAGTTCAATGAAAAGGTCCTTCTTAGGGCAAATATGGAAACACAAATGCAGAGCATAACATCCGCGGTGCAAAACGGGATATACACCCCGAACGAGGGTAGGCACCTTTTAGACCTTCCTTCGATGGAGGGCGGTGATGTGCTTATAGTAAATGGCAACTATGTACCGCTTACAGATGTTGGCGCTGCATACAATATCGGAAAGGAGGGCAAAAATGATACTTAAGATAAAAGGCGACATAGTCAGTAATGAAATGAAAGAGATTTATGACTGGTTTGGATATGACTGTACAACGCCTGGCGATGTTTTAACCGCAATCGAAGAAATGCCAAAGGGCGACAGACTGCAGGTCAAGATAAATTCGGGCGGTGGTGATGTGCTTGCAGGTCAGGAGATCTATGCGACATTAAGAAGCCGTAACGATGTAGACATCGAAGTGGAAGGCTTGGCGGCGTCTGCCGCATCCGTCATAGCAATGGCAGGCAAAAGCACAATATCGCCTATCGGCATGATTATGATACACGATGTGTCGGTAAGCTATACAAGCGGAAATCATGCACAGCTTAGCAAGCAGGCCGAAACCTTAAAGGCATGGGATGAAGCGCTTGCAAGTGCTTATGTCAAAAAGACGGGCAAGAGCAAAGATGAAATCATTCAAATGATGGACGCAGAAACATGGATAACTGCAGATAAAGCAGTTGAAATGGGATTTATAGACGCTATAAGTCAGTCGGGAAATTCAATGATTACGAACAACATAGGTAATCTGAAGATTACTGACGAAATGATACAGCAGTATACAGCTGAAAAAGCTGATATTGAAAGAGAAAAAAACAATTTGTTAAAAGACCTCGATACATTCGGGGCGTGAAAGGAGTAAAGATGAATTTACAGGAATTACTTGACGCAATAAACGCAAAGAAGCAGGAAGTAAAGAACCTTGCGGAGCAGGGTAAGATCGCAGATGCAAAGACTGCAAAGGAAGAGCTTGTTAATCTTCAGGAGCAGTACAATATTTTAAAGGACGTAGTAGAAGGGGAGCAAACAGGCGTTTCAACAGAAAATTTTGCCAAGGCCTTAGCTGTAAAAATTGCATCCGCATCTGGATCTGATGCAGTGCATGATTTCGCAGAAGCAGCAAGACATGGCTTTTATACTAACACAATGACAGAGGGAACAAAGGCTGATGGTGGCTACACAGTGCCTGAAGATATTCAGACAAAAATCAATCAGTATAAGAAGGCTGTTTTTTCACTTGAGAGCCTTGTAGACGTTGAGACAGTAAAGACCGGTAGCGGTAGAAGGACTTTTCAGAAGAAAGCACAGGCTGAAGGATTTAAAGCTGTAGCGGAAGCAGGAAAGATTCAGGGTAATAACACACCGCAGTTTGAAATCCTTGAGTACGCTGTTAAGAAGTATGCAGGTTATATGCCGGTTACATCCGAGCTATTGGCAGATTCGGATGCAAATATTACATCCGTGCTTACAAAGTGGCTTGCGGAGGAGGATATCGCGACAAAGAACACTCAAATCCTTACAGCTATCGCGACAAAGGCTGAAACAGATCTGAAGAACCTTGATGGAATCAAGAAGGCTATAAATGTTACATTAGGAGCCGCATACGCGGGAAGCGTTGTAATCGTGACTAACGATGACGGCCTTAATTATCTTGATACCTTAGTAGATAAGCAGGGATTACTCACTGATGACATGACTGACTTGACAGAAGGACAGCAGTTCTTCGCACGCTCGACAAGTGATTTACAGGTGCCTCAACCTACTTTACTCGCAGCAGTTCGTGCTATTCGGCCTACCATATTAATAGGAACTTCTACATGTCCAGGAGCATTTACAGAAGAAATTGTGAAGGAAATGGCTGCACATACAGAACGTCCTATTATCTTCCCACTATCAAATCCAACAGAACTTGCAGAAGCAAAGGCTTCTAATTTGATAGAATGGACCGATGGACGTGCGCTCGTCGCTACTGGTATACCAAGCTCACCTGTCAATTATAAAGGAGTAACTTACACTATCGGACAGGCAAATAACGCTCTAATGTATCCTGGATTAGGACTAGGTGTGATAGCTTCTACTGCAAGATTAGTAGATCAATCACTCTTATCAGCAGCAGCACATGCTTTAGGCGGAATTGTGGATGCATCACAACCTGGCGCAGCAGTACTCCCTCCTGTGAACAAAATAACTTCTTTTTCACAACATCTTGCTGAGGTGGTAGCACAATATGCTATTGATCATCAAAATACAAGAGAGAATATTACTGATGCACGTGCTGCTGTTGAGCGTATAAAATGGTATCCTCGTTATGAATAGATGGGATATACAAGTGATATTATATTGCTAAATATTGCTGTCCGGTAAAACTTAAATTGAATAGAAATCCTTGCGGAATTGCCTTTTTTAGGTAATTCCGCATTTTTTGAAATTCAAGCCCCCTAATTAATCCTCCCTTATAAACCTAATATTCCTCTGATTCATAGTATATTATGCTATAAATTATGGTTCTTCCGTTAAATGGATAGATATATCTCATAAGTTAGGACATTTCAGTTAATTCCCTCTTAGAACTCTCCAAGGCAGCCAAAAACTGCATTTTTTTCCTTGGAGAAGTTCCCAGAAAAAGAATATGCTGTGTTATTTGTTCAAAAATCTCAAATACTGAGTCATATGGGCACACCTGCCCTTCCCATACTATCTATGGATTTGTAAAATTATCCTTAAGTTTTATTAGGCAGCCTTCTTCACACTCCGAGCCATCTCTCTTGCGGCAAGAATGGCAGCCCCCCTGCTGGCGCGATCTTGTAGCTCGTGCCTACTATAATAAGAGCGTGTCGCTCATTCCTTATCAATTACTGTAAGTTCCAGTAGTAAGTGCAATTTTTAAATA